GGATATAAAACTAATTTACATAATAAAATAATTTAACTATGGAAAGTTTGTTAAATATAATAAATATGAATTATACAAATGTAATTAAAATGTCTATTTTTAATTTTTTAAAAACAGGAAATCCAATGTATGATGCGATTATTTCAACTATTGCTATTAGTTTATTTGGTTATCTAATGAATTCTATCTGTGAGAATTATAATTTTATAAAAAATATTAGTATTTTTGATATAAAAGAATTGTTTTATAGGAAAAATTCCATTATTATAGAAGGGAAAAAAAGCTCTATTGTTTCCAGTTATTCGTTAAGCCATAATGTAACTACTGTTTATAGCAATCGTTTTAAAGCTATTTGGAATTATATTATTGTAAATATTGAAAGATATAAATCTATTAATACACTTAAAGAATATCATAGCAATTTTCAGTCTTCAAATGAAGAAGATGGTAGAAGAAAGAACGTAGATATTTTTATGGTTTATCAAAATAAATGTTTTATTATAGATGAAGATATTTTTGTAAAAACTATTATAGAACAAGAAGAATCAAAAGACGATAAAGAGAAAGTGAATTCAAAGACAGATACAATTATAATTACAATTTATTCTTATAAGTACTCTATTAATTATTTGAAAAATTATGTAGACAATATTACAGACAAGTACTTATCTTCTATAAAAGAAAAAAGGTCAAATAAACGGTATATATATTGTTTAGAAAAAGTTATAATCAAAGATGAAGAGTCTATTTTAAATTGTTGGAGTGAATGTTTTTTTGAAAGTACAAGAACATTTAATAACATATTTTTTGATGGTAAAGACCAATTAAGAGGAAAGATTGATTTTTTCTTACAAAATAAAGATTGGTATTATGAAAAGGGAATTCCTTATACGTTAGGCATTGGTTTACACGGGCCTCCTGGAACAGGAAAAACATCATTGATTAAGGCACTCGCTAATTATACCGAGAGACATATTGTTTTTATTTCTCTCAAAATGTTTAAAACTAAAGGACAATTAGATAAATTTTTCTTTGAAAATACCTATAATTCTAACAATGAAATAGCTACTATTACATTTGATAAAAAAATTATTGTTTTTGAAGATATTGATTGTATAGGAGAGATTATTTTAGATAGAGATTCAAATAAAAAACACGTGAATTGTAATACGAAGAATAATACAATTGATAAAAATATAGAAGTCAACACTGATGAAGAAAATATAAAAATAAAAGATGTATTGAATGGGATTCGTGAACTAAATAGTTCTTCTGAAATGATTAAAGTAACACAACAAAATGTCGACCCTCCTATTACATTAGATGATATTCTAAATTTATGGGATGGCATTCGAGAGACTCCAGGAAGAATATTAATTATAACTTCAAACCATTATGACAAGTTGGACCCTGCATTAATTCGACCAGGGAGGATTGATATTACTCACGAATTAAGTAATGCAAGCCATAATACAATATCTCAAATATATTTTCATTTATTTGGAAATAATATAGATCCTAATATTTTAAAAGATGTGAGTGATTTATTTTATACGCCAGCAGAATTAATAAATATTTATATTGGTAATAAAACAGAAGAAGAATTTGTAAAAAGACTATTGCAAAATAAAAAAATATAAAAACAAAAATAGGAAAAAAATAGGAAATACTGTAAAATATGAAAATACAATTTACGTTTTATTATGAAATAGTAAATACTGTTTTATAATAAGATAATAACATAATAAATGATAAACGAATATGTTTTAAAATTAATTGAAAATTTACCTGATGAAATAAAAAATGTCAAAACGCCTTTAGTAATAGATATAGTATTAGATGGAGGTATATTTAATGGTAGTTACCTCGTTGGTGCTTTGTATTTTTTAAAAGAAATGGAAACCCGTAATTATATAAAAATAGACAGAATATCTGGTTGTAGCGTAGGATCTATCGTAGCACTCTTGTATTATATGGATAGTTTGGACCTAATGCCAAAGTTATACGAAATTATAAATAATGATTTTAAGAAAACATATCGGTTACAACTTTTAAAAGATTTAAAAATGCATTTATGTGAACGTATACCAAAAAATATATGTGAAAAAGTAAATGGTAAATTATTTATTACATATCATAATATTAAAAAAGGTTCAAAACCGGTAAAATCTACATACAAAGATGTAGATGAGATTATAAATACAGTAATAAGATCTTCTTATGTACCTGTTTTAATAGATGGAAACATATTGTATGAAAGCAAATATATGGACGGTGTTTTCCCTTACGTTTTTCCGAAAGAACCAAATAAAAAAATATTGTACCTAGACCTTTTTGGGTATGATAAAATAGGAAACTTATTGAATGTTAAAAATGAAAAATCGAATTTTCACAGAATTCTCTCTGGACTTCTTGATATACATTGTTTTTTTATTAAACAAAGCAATACTCAAATGTGTAGTTATGTAAATGAATGGGGGTATTCCCAACTGTTATTTTATTATTGTAAAAAAGTGGTAGAGAGAATGTGTATTTATTGGACACTTTTTGTTATTTTATTAAAAAATCATATTCCAGATGATTTTAACGATACGGTTTTATGCAAAATATTATCAAAAATATCACAAGATATTTTTATCATTATATTGGAAAATTATTGTTTATAGAATTTGCTCTAAATACTCTATAATTTTGTAACGATATAAAAATATTAGATAAATATAATTAGTTAACGAATGAAATTTATATATTTCTATCTATTTCTATGTATATTTTTTTCGAATGTTACATTTATCAATACAGTCACACAACGTATATGGTTAATACGTCATTGCGATAAACCTGAATCGCCTAATAATAATTGTTGTAGTAAAATAGGGTATGAAAGATCGAAAAAATGGCATTTATATTTCAACAAGTTTTTCAATAAAGAAACTATTGTTGAAATATACACCTCTAATTTTAATGAAAAAAGAATATGTATTGATAATTTAGATATAATACCAAATTATCACTGTCAAAAATCACAAAGAATGTTTTTAACAGCCACTATCATTAAAGAGCAATTAAATATAAATACAAATATAAATACAAATATAAATATAAATTTCGATTATTGTATTGGTTATGCAAAACAAGTGATAAAACGAGTTTGTAATAATATTTTTATAACAGATGCTATTATTGTATGGGAGCATAAAGAGATTATTGATATTATTCGTAATTTTGATATTTCTATTAAAAAATGGAAGAATAAATACAGTAATAATTATGATATAGTTTTTATGATAGATTTAAAAACAAAACAATTATTTTATGATTGTTTTGATTATACTATAAATATAAGTAGTTGTTCAAAAAACATTGAAGTATGGTTAAATAATTTTGATAAAATAGAAAATTATTACAAATATTATAAAAATAACCTAGGTGTTATGAATAAAATAGACGAAACCTCTAATATTACTAAACCACCTTTGTATTTAATTATTCTTTTTTCAGTTTTTTTGTATTCTTTTATATGTTTTTGTATTTATTTTACTATAAAACGAATAACAACAAATACAAGAAGAGACGGGTATGTTGTAATTAATTAAATTTTAACGTAATTTTGGAAATGTTATTTTTTATACCGTCTCTTTTGAGTTTTACCTCCATAAATAGAAAACAATTTTGTTTTTTTTGTATATTTTCTCTTTTTTCTTTTTTCATTAATTGATTTATTATTTAATTTATGAGATTTGCCCTCTGTAGTATTATTTGTATTTGTTTTATTCTCTTTTTTATTTTTATAGTCATCTGGCTTGTAATTTAAAAACCATTCTGCGAATTCTTCTTTATTGCCATTTTCCTTTAATTCCTGATATTTCACTGCTTTTTGTGCACGCAATTCTTCCACGGTATCTTGATGCCCATAGCAGGTAATACTAAACCTACGAAGGAGTCCCTTTTGTTCTAGTCTATTTTTTTGTTGAACATCAAATAAAAATTTGGACATACATAATATTCTATCCAAAAATTGGTTATAATAAGGTCTATCTGCATATAAAAAAGCCAAATAGAAACTCAACATAGTATCAATGGTAGCAATTTTAACCTTTTGTTTATTTATGTTCAAAACATTATAACTATGACAAGCAATGGGTTTATAAATGAAAACAACGGTATCTTTTCCAATACAAACCTCGTAATGTTGAGGAATAACTTCACCAACAGATTCTCTTTTTATAATTTTGGTGTTCTTAATTCCTATGTCTTTTAAACGGTCCTTCACTATTTCGGCGGTTGTTTCTGGATCATTTGACAAAACATCAAAATCCGCAACTTTCTCTAACTTATGCCTCAAATTTTTAGGCATATATTGAGAATAGAGAGAAATAGCATAACCACCAAAAAATACAACCCCTTGATTCACTAATGTGTTCCTTACATTTTCATAAATTTCGTCTTCATCTGTTTTATTTTCCATTCCTCTTTGAAAATCAACATTGTTACAATTTAAATCGGTAATTGGATAATGGTCATTTAAAAGTGTTAAACGTTTCATAACCTTTTCCCATCTACTAGTATCTCCTGCTGGTCGAGATAATTCTAAATACATTGCCATCCTCAAATAATTCGGTGGGGTGTACAATATTCCTCTAATACGAATAGCATCTTTTTTAAGTGAATTAAAAATTTCTTTTGGCAATACAGTAATATCTGCTACAGGAATATAATTCACAAACACTTTATATGTGCCGTGGTGTTGCCCAGATTTAGCTTCTACATCGGTAAATCCTTTTTTATAGTAAATATCTGCCAATTCTTTTGTATCCTTTAATGCATCCATAGAAAAAAAGTCGTAATCAGGTATTTCCACTTCTTTATTGTAAAATTGATCTTCTTCTGGTAATATATTATTAATAGCTGTTCCTCCATAACAAATCAAGTTTTTTTTCTCAATAAAATCTTCAACCACCTTAATAATTTTCTTTATATCATCCGAGTTCACGACGCGTCTCGCTATTTTTTCTTCTGCTTTATCCACAGCCATACGTAGAATAGTTAATTCGCATTCTTGAAATGTTAAGTCCTTGCAATTATTTTTTTGTTTCATATGGTTCTTATATAATAAACAGATTAATTATTATATAAAAAATTATTTATAATAAAGCTGAATAATTAGAATATGATAGAAACGCTAGAAGAGAGAAATGAAATAGCATTGAATGAAATTAAAATTCAACCTATAAAAAAACGCATTATAAGAGAAATAAAAATGCTGGATACAAACTTTTCTTCAATAACTATTTTTGCACAGGGCGAATCTGGTTTGCCTGTCTTACAAGTAAAAGATAATACATATAAAACGAATAACATATATTGTGTAAGTTTTACAAAAGATTATCCATTTAGACCACCAAATGTTATAATAAATGGTAAATCTTATAATAATTTACTAGTAACAAAACCAATATTTATAGGACAATTGAAGAAATTATGGGATTTACAATGTTTATGTTGCAATACAATAATTTGTCATAGTAATTGGTCACCAGCACATACCTCAAATCATATATTTTTAGAAATTCACAAATATAGGAAATATAAGAAAATTTTGATAAATAAATTATTTTGCGATAAAATTAAAGAAAAATATTTGATAGAAGACATCAATTTAGATTGTTGGCTGTTTTGAGTCAGTGGGAGTGGTTATCTATTTGTGTTACTTAACCATCTCTAACCATCTCTTTTTGTGCGGTTTAAATGAGAAAAGGTGTAAAATTTAAAATTTAAAATTGTAATAATCTGTGGAAGCTTTTCGTGTTTCATAAGAATATGCGGGATTTTGTGGAGTAGGTGTAGGTATGGTTACCGGTTTATATCGTAATTCTTCAGGTTTCAAAGAAAACGCATACCCGCACCTGTCAAAAAACAATGCATTCTCTAACAAAAAATTATCTACTAATTGATAACGCATCGCTACCATTTGACACCCATAATTGCGGCATAAATAACCACTTGGATTTGATGGACTAACACCTTTATCAGGAAATACAATGGTCATATCCCTCTTGTTAAATTCAGTTAATTCTTGTGTGTCGGGATTATTTTTAACACCATAATAATCATACCCACGCATAAATGCGGAATTGCTTGTGATATTTACATACTCCAAAAATTCTTGGTTTTGTAAAAAGGCATTATTTGTACGATCCACAATTAATATGACCTTATTCTGAAAACTCAACAAAGGCGACGCACCCATATTTTTACCAGAATTTTCAAAACTATAATCTTTGCCAAGCATTATGGAATCGTACGATTTTAGTATATTTGCTAAATTCGAATACATCTCTTGATTATTGCTTTTAATACGTAAATGAATAATCAAAGGGTCTGTTGGGTTCGGGCAAGTACCTCCTGAAAACGCGTAATTTTTAATTGTATCCATCACGATTGCAAAACTTACAGAATTAAATGTTTCTTTTACATAATAATCATCTGTGGTGCTTGTAGAAACAACGGGTTGATTATTAATGGAATAAATTTCAAAATCTAAACACCGAACGCCTTCTTTTATAATGGACTTTAATACGTTTACATCAACATAATCATTTTTGTATGTCCCTCCGCTGCAAGCATTGTATGCAGTTTTAATGTAATAATCATATAAATTTTTGGAACAGTCTGGGTCATTGGATGAGATTGGGCGTATATTTCCATTTACAGAAGGATAAAGTGAGTTCATATAGCTAACTTCACGCCCGCCCAATTTACTTAAATAAATCATATAAACAATAAAAATAACTAAAATTATCAAAATGAATGCTATAATCATATAACTCTTGAAATTGTCGTCCATATTTTTTATCACGCTTAAATAATCATTTAATTGTGTTGACATTTATATCTAATATATTATATTAT